CTTCGCGCTTGACTGAGTAGGCAATTGCCACGGCTTGCTTGACTGGTTTGCCTGCGGCCACTTCAGCTTTGATGTTCTTGCGGAAGGCTTCGGGTGATTTTGATTTAACCAGTGGCATGATTATTTCTTCTTTGCTGTTTTGGCAGATTCTTTAAACGCTTTGGCAGTTGGCGCACCCTTGTCGCCTGGCTTGTTCATCTTTTCGCCAGAGCCAGCTTTAATGCGTGCTTGCTTTGCGTGAATGTTGGCATAAAGCCCAGGTTTGGTAGCCATATCAACACTTCCATCGTTTAAGAGCTGCTTTAGCGCGTTCGCCGTCTTTGGCGTTGGCCGCTACTGCGCCCATTCTTGCACAAAATGAATCCTTGCGCCCCTGATCTGCCTTAGTCTTGGGGTTAGGCGCTGGCGCCTTCAAGTTAGAACCCGTTGCGGCATTGTACTTAGCGCGGCCCTTCTCGGTCAAGCCAGCACCTTTGCTGACTGGCAACTTCTCACCGCGACCAACGCTTAAGGACACACTCTTTTTAGCCATTACGATCCCATCCAAGAAGTTGCAACCACGCCTCTGCCATTGTACGCTCGGCGCTGCGTGGATTCACGCGCCTCACGGTGGGCTACTGGGAAGGCAAACGTGACGCAAATAGCGTCAGCCGCGTCAGGCGAGGCCAATCCGCGTGCCTTCATGTCCTTTTTCGACTCCAAAAAGATAGTCCCCTTGGAGTCGGGCTTCATCATAGGCGAAATTAAATCAGTTTTAAGAAACCTGTCAAGCGGGATTGAAGCAGTTTTCAGCCAATCCTTCATTTTGCCCCACATTTCGGCTCTTTTATTGCCATACATGACCGGATTTGACGATTTATTGCCAAAGTTGACACCTTTTATTTTGTATCTTTGTTCCTTCAAACGGTCAACAATACCAGCCCCCAAGCCGCCCTCGTCAATCACAACCAACGCGGGCTTGTATTCCTCAATTGCCTCGATCACATGACCCACGACAGTCATGGTGTCGTCGCCCCTGTGGCGCTGAATGGCAATAATGTCGCGCCCTTGGCGCACGGCAATAACTGTTGCATCCGCGCCAAAACGGGCGGGGTCAACACCAATTACTATTGGGGCACTGGCGTCCTGATATTTAGGCCGCTTCATCGCCTCGTCTACTAGACTGGCCGATATGAACTGATCGTCGCCCTCGGACGGGAATTGACCGTACACCTCGACGTGGGCTTGCGAGGAGTCAGCGCCGTATTCGTCGATGATCTGCTGGTAGACCTGCTTGTCTGTCCCTTCGACCGTGCGGGCGTCAACTACTTTTGTAGTCCAGAACTCTCTTTTTGAGTTAAACGCTTCGTAGAAGTACCCTGTGTTGCGCCGTGGGTTAGAGAACGCCATCCAAAAACGGTTAGGTGTGTTTTCTGTAAAGAATCCGCTTGTGACCGCCCAGATGCTGTCGTCAATACCGCTTGCCTCGTCAAACACGACTAGCACACCGTCGAAATTGTGGACACCCGCGTAAGCGTCGGGGTTCTCCGCTGACCACAGCCGTCCTTCGACACCCCAGTAGCGCGTGCCTTTCTTAAGATCACGCTCGACTAACTCCGTGAGCCACTTGGCGGGCATCAGTCTGGTGGCGCTCACTTCAAACCAGTGACTGTTAAGCGCCATTGCCAGCCACTTGGTAATCTCGGCCCATGTGACCGACCGGAGTTGTGACTCACTGTTGGCCGAGATGATGGTCGTCGAGCCGATCCTTGTGGTCAGCATCCAGATCGTGATCCATGACACTAACGCCGACTTACCAATACCACGGCCAGATGAAACGGCGTGGCGTAGGGTGTCGTAATCAACCTTGCCGTTGTTCGCCTTGATGTGGTCGGCGATGGTCTGGAGGACTTCACGCTGCCATTTGCGTGGGCCTTTGAAATGTTCCAGTGGCGTGCCAGGCTGACCCCAAGGAAACGCAAACATCACAAACGCCAGGGGATTGTCCTTGATCGCTGGCGCCCACAACCGCGCCATCAACTCCTGTTCGTCTTCAGCGCTGTATATGGTCGATTGCATGGACTTGGGCTTCTATGATGTTGGCGTCTTCGACTGTTAGCGCTCGCTTTGTTGCTTCGGCCAGCGCGCCAGTGATTGATATGCGCTGATCCACTTCGACAGATATGGCCTGCTTGGCCACCCAGCCGTGTTGATGTTTGAGGATTTCTAACGCCGCCTTGGCGTCGCCCTGTTTGGCTGCCGCGTGGAGTACTTGGGACAGCTCGATCTCACCATCAGCTTTGCCCTTCTGCGCGGCGAGTTCCACCACGGGGTCAAGTTGCGTGAGTTGTCTGTATTCAATAGGCAGCATGCCTGCGGCCAATGCGAGCGCGTCGCCTTTGAGGCCCAGCTTGGCCGCGTCATATACCGCCTTCAAGCGCGATTCTGTCGCTTCGACCTTGCGCGGTGTAAATGGAATCGAATGGAACATGTGTTCTCCTGCGCGTTTGCGAGTGGTTGTGAGTTTACAACAAAAAATAAAAATCAAAAAATTTAAAGCTGGTTGCAAATTTTTGTAAGAAAAAAAATTGTTCGCAACCCGTACGTTTTTGCTGGCCCTTTGCCGCCGGCCCTACCCATCCCCCTTCTAGCATTGTGGGTATTGCCGTGCTGGCCGGCGGCGGACCGGCCGCGCAGCCATTGGGTCATTTGGGTCATTTGGGTCACGGTTTTAAATTGCATGGCCATGCATGCTGGCCGGTGGCCATTGGGTCATTTGGGTCATTGTTTTTGCGTGACCCAAATGACCTAAAAGGCTGGCGCCAGCGCGCGCGAAGCTTTAAAGCTTTGGGTCATTTGGGTCATTTTGTCATGCTACAAAAATTGGTGGCGGACGCGGCGTGGGCGTCGCCCAATAGTTTACTAAGGGTATACCCTTATATCAAAATCTTTTATTTTCTTAATTAGAAACAATGACCCAAATGACCTAAAACCCTCGAATTGTGAGCATGCATGCTGGCCAGCGCTTAGGTCAATCTGCGCGCCAGCATGGCCAAACGATGACCTAAAAAACCCAAAGCCCTACAATTTAGTCGACTATTAAAAATAAGTGTTGACAATGCAAAGAAATCTTTTACAATAGCTACACTGGCAACGAAAAGCCGGTAAAACCTAATCTAAACTAAGGACCAAAATGACTAAATCCGAAATTCGCGAATTGCAAATCATCACAAAATATAGCGCAGCCGGCTTAGGCCCTGACTATGTTGCGCGCGCTATATCTGCGCTTATCCGCGCGGCCCGTTCTAAGAAAAGCGCCGAAGCGCTGCGCGCGCATGCCCTGGCATTCGGCGTCACAAATCACCCTGAATTCATTGTTTAACTAAACCGGCCGGCCACGCGCTGGCCATCATTCAATAAACTAAAGGCAAAACAACATGAAAAAAGCATTATTTTTAGATCTACTGGCGGCCGTGATTGTCGCGGCGGCGCTCACAATCGGCGCCTTGGCGTATTTTGATGTACTGGTGAAATAACATGCAAGTACATCTCACACTAAAAAGCGCGAACGTTAAAACCGGCCCGATCCCTGTATCAACGACCGAACGCGACAGCTGCCCGGCCGATTGTCAAATGAAAGCCGAATGCTACGCGGCCAGCGGTCCGCTGGCGCTTCACTGGGCGGCCGTATCAATGAAAACGCGCGGTACATCATGGGGTGAATTTTGCGAGACAATCGCGCGTTTACCCGATAACCAAATCTGGCGCCACAATCAAGCTGGGGACCTACCGCAGCAAAATGGGACAATTGACCCCGTCAAATTAGGCCAGCTTGTCGCGGCCAATGCCGGTAAACGCGGGTTTACTTATTCTCACCACCGCGACGCCGATTCAATTAATTGGATACGGCATGCCAATAATTGGGGCTTCACTGTCAATCTATCGGCCAATGATTTAAATGATGCCGATTATTTGGCCAGCCAGAATGCCGGCCCGGTCGTCGTCGTTTTACCGTCAACACAAAATGAAAACCTAAAAACCCCAGCCGGGCGGCCCGTGGTCGTTTGCCCAGCCACGCAGCGCGACGATGTAAGCTGCGCGACATGCCAATTGTGCCAGCGCCAGCGCGCGGCCATTGTAGGTTTCCCGGCGCATGGTTCCCGTCATCGCACAATCAATTTAAGGCTAGCATCATGAAATTTTCTGTAAACGATAAAGTAGCATTCGCGCGCGCCGTGGTCCGGCGCGTGGGCCATGACAAGGCCACGGCCGACGCGCGCGGCGTCGTGGTGGCTGTTGACGGTCCCGTTGTGGCCGTTGATTTTGCGGGTACATGGCGCGCCCATGAAAACGGTGGCACGGTCCGGTATGTACCGGCGGCCAATTTAACCAAAATTTTAGCCAATGGGGTTATATATGACCATTAAAAGCATGCGCGCAAAATTCCCCGGCCATTGCAGCCGGACCGGCGCCCGGATAAACCCGGGCGATGATATTAAATTCGACACGGTAACGCGGCGCGCATGGCTGGAAGAGCCGGGCGATACCCGCGTCATTTTCTACGGTGAACACGGCGCCAGCGTATTTCACCGGAACCCGCGCGGCCGGTGCATTGATGCGCCATGCTGCGGCTGCTGCACTATTTAAGGGGAAATTATGAAATTTAAGGAACCAATTGACCTAATCGCTGGGGACCAGCCTAATATGTGCCCATTTGACGGCGCGCGGACCGAATTATTGGAATCGCGCGATGAATTTTCAATTGAACGGTGCATTTTGTGCAATCGCCGTTTTAACTTTTGGAGCGATGACGATGACCTATGAAATACAAACCCGCATGGCGCGCGATATAAAACAACAAATTGACATAATTTGGGACGCATTGGAAGCGTACCGTGCCGACCTTATTCCAGAGGGTGACGAACAATTTGACGAAATTTGGGACGACATTTGTACCGCTATGGCAATTATTGAAGAGGACTTACAAAAATGAAATTTATCAATAACACAAAAATGACGTTTCACAGTGGTAATGCATTCGAGGCGGCCGGGATTGACCCGGAACCCTTCGCGACCTTCACGCATGCTGGGATTGTGGACCGGGTCCTAATTGACAAGATAGCACGCGTTGTCCGGGACCACGTCAACCGGCACGATAAGGATTTCTGCAACATTAAAATTTCAACCGAAGATTGGGATTGCTAAATGCTAAAAATGAGACTAGGACGGACAATTTATATTGTCAACGACGACCACGCCGGCGCGGTAATGAATGAGCACGCCAAATGCACCGGCAAGCATAGGACCGTAAAAAGTAAGGGCGCGGAGCTGCGCCGGTTTCCCGATTATTGGGACGGTATGAGCACGGCCGATTATGTGGCCATGTACTACGGTTTAAACAGTACCTCGAGCCGATTCCCTTTGGCCAAGGGCGCGCCGTACGGTACCGGGAACACCCTCACGGGCTTTTATGAGAATCTAAACACGGCGCCAGCAGCCACATACACCGGAGACGATACATATGAAAACGAAGGATAATCTACACCCTCTCATGAGGGAAATAATTGCGCCATGGGCGCCGCTCACGTATGCGGACCATTATTACGTTGACTTAGGTTATCAGTATGAGCGCGGGAAAGTGTCAGAACATGAATACCGCATGGCGCTGGCCGAAGGCCCCGAAGCGCGGCGATTGATTGACCGGGGCGCGCTTGAGGCCATGACGCGGAGCTACTAGCATGGTCCTACTAATTGCCCTTATACTGGGGGCGCTGCTGGCGGTTCTTTTGGACCTTTAGCGGTTGCCACACCTCATAGGCCCCTAGTAATAGGGGCCTTTTTTTTTACTTTACGAGCCTTACAGCCATGGGGGCCGGCAGGTCCTCCACCATGCGCCGAAGGTCCGACTTGCTCATGTTGGCCATGTCAGGGGCGCAGAATAAGTGCTTTTTACTTTGGAAGTCACCCGACGCCACGCGGCCAAGGTCAACCCAACCGGCTTCTTTCAGGGCATGCAGAAGGGCTGGCTGCGGGACCTTCACGCCAGCGGGAGCGGCGCCAGCCACGCGGTCACACAGTGCATGGAAGGGGGACGCCACCACGCCTTTAGAAAACTCGCCTAAGCGGCCACGCATAAGCTCGACAAGGTAACTCTCCGCCATGCTCATACCATGCTCGACAAGGTTCAATTTAAACTCTGTCATCATGGGCGCAGCGCCAGGATTAAACGCGCTCACGTCGCGGGCCATGAGCCACGCGCCCACGGCAGCAAACCCGCCGTTTTTGTACCAGTCCCACATCTTGGCGGCGGCGTCGGCGGCCATGCGGGGGGCATGGGACCAAATGCACATCCACCGGCGGTCTTGAGAATCTAAACTGATCGGCACGGGGTCATTGGAGAACGCCAGCACAAAAACACGGTTGGCCATCTGGTAGGGGTGTAGGCCCTTGCGGTTAACTGTCAGCATCTCAGGGGGCGCGGCGATGATAGGCTTTAGCTTATTCGCTAATGCTCTTCTTTCCTTCGCGTCGGGTTCTTTTAACTCATTCAAGATCAAGATTTCCGACTCTAGGGCATAACCAAATTGGCTGCTCATGGTGTCATTGTCCAGCAGGCCACGGTTTTTAAGGTGGGGGCCACACACGGCCCAAATGAACGGCGCCCACATGGTGTCTTTGCCGGACCCTTGGTCACCACCGTGCAAAACGGCGTGATTGATTTTGATGTTGGGGTGTTGCAGTTTAAAGGCCATCACGTTCAAGATGTGGTCCAACTCACGGGCATCAGGCACCAGCTTTTTGCAGTGATTCATCCACGGGGACACGTCACCAGCGGCCACAGGGGGCCGGGCGTCGCGCCAGCGGTTGCCATACAGATCACCATCGCGCGCCACAATGACCGAGTCACCAGCGGCGTAGGTAATGCCGACAAGGGCCTTTGCGCCCATGGTCTGGCGGTTCTCATCAAAGCACACGGACGCCTCAATTTTGGGGTTCTTGCCATGGATAGACCGGCAGGGGATGTGACGGAACAGGGCGTTAAAGGTCTGGCGCGATATCTCGCGTCTGTCTTGCATGTCAAAGTAGGACTCGTCGTCTTGGATGTACGCAAAGCGCTCATACCACTGCGCCTTCTCGACACGGCCCAACTCTTTGCGCTCAACTTCAGCGATCACGGCAGACGCGTCATCGGTAAACATGTCGGACGGCGTCAGCTTGGCCAGCGCTTGGTCCATGGCCATGGTCAAGAGTTCTTCGCGCAGGCCTGGCGCATGCTTGGGACCGCCATTGTCGGCCACCCACTTTAGGAACATGTTTGAGTCAAGGTCCACGCAGTGGCTGTGCAGGCAGCGGTAAGCGCGATTGGCGGGCATGTAACGGCCCTCTGGGTTGCCGTCGGTATGCTCGGCAGAATTGGGACAGATGATGCCAGCCCAGCCTTCTTGATTGGGATGCGACAGCAGCAGACCTTGGCCGGACAGCCACGCCATGACGTCGTCAGCGCCGTCGTCTGACAAGCGGATCGGGCGCACGCCGATAGAGTCGGCAGGCGCTGGGACCACGTCAAGGGCCTTGCAAATTTGCTCAAGCGTGAAGTCACGTTCGGGATGGAACTCCACCAACTCGGCGGCGAAGTTCTCACGGCCTGGCTTCAAGTTGATCGAGCCAGGCAGGCGGAAGTTACGCACGGCATTGATGGCGCCCTTGTCGGTATAACCCGCGTCGGCAATGGACTTGATGGCTGCGGCAAAGTCGGCCTTGGTTGGCTGCTCAGAGAATGCATAGCCCCATTGAAAAGAACCTGGCGACGTTTCAATTTTCCAAGTCGGCTCGATGGGTGGGACCTTGGCCTTGGTCCCCACGTCGTCCAGCACCATAACAAGCACGTACTCACAACACGCCACGCCAGCGCTTGGATGGCCGTCTTTGAAGCGGTCGATGATAAAGCTGGCCGTGTTGCCGTAGATTGCCCAGTCTTTTTTGATGTTGGCGGTGGGCAGCATAGCAGGCCAAGTGCATTTGATCGCGCCATCCGCATGGAATTGCATCTGCCCGTCTTTGAGTTGGGGCTTCTGACGTACGATAAGCGCCGTCTCACCCTCGGGAGCCAAGGACATTAAAAATTCAAGAAAGTTCATTTGCCATACCTTTTCATAGTTTCAACCTCAGCGGCCAAGGGCAGGCCATCGGCCCATGCTGGCGCTGTACACATCACACGTTTTAAATTCTCTGCCGCTTCTGGGTCGGCTGTTTCGACAACGATCTCGTCATGCACATGAAGCACAACGTCATCGAGTTGTCTAAGGGAATGTCTGAGTAGATCATTGGCGACCGCCTGCGTCACATTTTCACACGCCAAGCCTTTCCAAAGGCGGGCGCGTGGCCATTCTTTTGCATCTTGCGCGGGCTTCCATGCCGCCTTGGCATAACTGACGCCCTCTGATTCCAATTTGGCATAGGGGTAGCACAAGATTCGGCCAGAGGGTAGGGCATACCATAAGTGTTGACCGTCAAACAAATATGTGATACGGCCAGCCTTAAACTCACGCCCCTTGTTTCTCATTGCACGGGTATAGGATTCCTCAAGCGCCGCCCAATAAGGTACGCTCCAAGGATTAGCACGCCGCCAGCCATCCACCATGCGTTTGGCAACTGGCTCAGGAAGACTGATCCCATAAGCCCGACCCATAGCAGCAAAAGCGCCCACGCCGCCAGCAAATCCGCAGGCAAGCTCTTGAACCTTGCCGATCTGGCGCTGGTCTTTGGTGACGTCTGCCACGCGAACATTAAAGGTTGCGGCGGCATTGACTTTGTATACGTCTTCCCCAGTGCGGAATAGTTCCAGTTTATCGTCTCCTCGACCGGAGAGCCACGGGTTGACACGCGCTTCGATGGCCGCCCAGTCTGCCACGACAAAGTGCTTGCCTGTTGCAGGGATGAGCGCTGGCCTAAGCATTCCCTTAAGTACATCGGTAACGCGCTTTCCATACCGAGGCACGATTGCGTGTCCTCTGACCATGGCTTGCCTGACGTCCTCTGGCTCATCGGCGCACTTGCGTGTGAAGTTGTGGACTTGCGCTCCATAACTACTGGCCCTACCCGTGGCTGAACCGCCAGCAAATACGAACGCTCCTCGTACCCTCTGATCCTCCTCATCCGCCAGACAGCTAAGTCGGTTGAACTTTGCCACCGAAGACGCCCAGAGGTCGTCGGCGCATTGGATAACTTCTTGGACATCGGCAGGGACTTCATCGGGATTCTCCATGAGTAAAAGATTGGCTCGTACAGTCTTGTCAATGGAGTACTTGCCATCCTTCTCCATCAACTTCTTGGCTTCATCGCCCACGCGCTCAAGCACCCACTCACGCATGCGTGGCGACCTGACGCTAGTGATTGCGCCGCCCGTGACTTCTTTGACGATCTGCTCGATCTCAATCAGTTCATCGGAGGCAAACTTCACGGCGGCTTGGCACAACGGCACATCGACCAACACGCCGCGATCATTGATACGCTCGTTGACGTGGTAGTCTGTAAGTTCCTCGTCAGACAAGTCACGCATGGCCTTGCTGATTGCACGCATAGCCCTGACGTCTTGCTCACAGTACTGGATCATCTCGGCCATAAGTTCAGGCGAGTCTTTAAATGGCGGCACGCACATCAAGCGGATTAATTGCGCGCCCCTGTGATCTTTTTTCATAGACGCGCCAGCAAAGCGGCCAACGTCCTCAAGTGAGCCAGGCGCACAGTTGGCGCGGGCTTGTGTTGCAGTGCAATAAAACTGCTCCAACTTAAAATTTATCTGTAAGACAAACCAAAAGATCAAGCGCTCGAAGGCGGCGTTGTGCGCCCTGATCTGGCCGGTGTAGTTGCGAACGCGCTCAGGAAACGGATCGGAAGGAAACCACGTCACCACATCCTCATCGTCAAAAGCGTAGGACATACACAGCACATCGGTGCTTGCGTCCTGCGCGTAGTTGTACACGCCCTTGGCGCGTAGGTCGCATGTACTGCGAGTTTCAAAATCTAGCCAGAGCATAAAAGGCGGGGCTTACTAACGGCTTGGGAGATAACGTCCCTCACCCTGTTCAGCCCCTATTCGATTAAGCGCTACGACGGCGACGTGCAGGCGCTTTGGCAGCTTCCTGCTCAGCTGTTGGCCACGCTGGCTCATCAGCCTTTGGCGTCTCACCATCCATGCTCACCCACTCGACAAGTTCAAACACTGGCGTGTAAATCTTACCGTAGGACTTGTGAGCGTAGTGGTCTTTCTTTAAACGCACGACTGGCACTGGCTTAGTTTGGTCTTTCTCGACCTGCTCGGCCAGAGCAACAGCCAAGGTTTGTACTGCGCGCTTGCCGCCCACTGATGTGGTGGTGAAGCGTGCTTCCATACCCTTGTCTTCGCCGGTAATGCATTTGAGAGACATACCAACTTGAGTTTCCCAACCCTTCTTGGCTGAAGGCGGTGCCTCATCCAATTCAGGCAGTGGGTTGCTGACGCTGGTCATTTTCTCGCCCAACACTTCGCCATCGCCCCAAGCAATAAAGCCGTGGACAAAGGAGAAAGGATTGACAGCCCACACAGCGTCGTCTTCGACTTCGGTTTGATCTGCGCCAAAGACCCAGTGGCCAGTTTTGTCCATCTTGAGGATGACAACACCGGCTGGGCCAACTTCGGCTTGGATCGAACGCAAAGCGCTTGACAAGGTTGAAACGGCGGGGAGATTTGCTTGAGAGAAGGTTACTAGACTAGACATGATTTTCCTTTACTGGAGTTTAGAAAGGGCAGCAGATAACTGTTTGCCCAAGAGCATCACTTCGGGGCGCGGGTCATCCGCGCTTGCCAAAGTGTTACCTGATGAGATGGCGACCACGAGGTCTTCTGGTAGGCCGATCTTGCGTTTCTTCAACGCCTTTTCGGCCTTCGCAGGGGAGACGACAACAGTCTCCATCACTTCAGATTCTGTGAGGCCGTATGCGAACAAGGCGACTTTGGCCTTCTCCTCATCCGTCCATGACCTGATGGCGCGCTTGGCCACCAGTTTGTATTCGGGCAACTTGGCGCCAGACTCAAGCATCTGTAATGCAAGGGCGCGAAGGTCTTTGATCCAATCTTCTAGCATGTCAGCGTTCTTAAGGTAGTTGCTGATCTGGGGGGCATCTAGATTATCCAGTTGCACCTTCAATGCGCGGTCGGCAGCGCCCGTCATCTTGGGGCAGATGGGCTTGGCAGCGCACCAACGGCAGTGGTCACCCACGGCCAACTTAGCGTCAGGCTTCTCGGCCTGCTTGACGGCCTGCACCAACTCAAGTTCAAACTTAGCAATGCGCTCAGGCGTTGTCACCCAGCGGCGAATCTCAGGGGGCTGAACAATGACCATCTCAATCTCAGTCACGCCATCAAACGCCCACTGCGCTTCTTTGGTACGCATAGCGGCGGCGGCGTAGAACATCAACTGTGGGTTCTCTTCCACCTCGACCATGACACCATCACCGAATTTCCAATCAAGAACGACGGCGCGATTACCAAGGCGGCCAATGAGATCAGTAGAACCAAACACGCCAGGCAACAGATCACCAAAATTAACGCTAGTCTCTGCTTCAATCTCCATCTTATGCTCGGGGTCGATGATGTCAAGGGCGCGTAGGGCGGGCAAGATTTTTTCTTCCACCAGTTCAAACGTAAGCATTTGATCTTCATAGCGTGTGCCAATGTAATATTCTGGCGGCTCCTCACTCATGATGAGTTCGGCCATGACGTTGTGAAGGAGCGTGCCTTCGTCAGCGTATTTGTTAGAGGGCTTCGGGGGCATCTTCTGCACTAGCGCCACACTGCCTGGGCAGTTGATGACGCGCTTGGCGGTAGAGCCGCCGACGATATTTGAATGTTGCACTTTACTGTCCTTTAGTGAATGAAATTGAATATTAGCACAGAAATAATTGTTGTGCAAATCTTTTTTACATGTATACTTTGCGGCATGCGTGAAAAAGAAATTGAAATTTATTTTGACTGGGCGGTGCAGAGCATCGGCGGCAGGACTTGGAAGTTTACTTCGCCTGGACGCAAAGGTGTAGCAGATCGCATTGCGTGTTTACCCGATGGCCAGACATGGTTTGTGGAATTGAAAACCAAAGGCGGCAGATTGAGCGAACTGCAAAAACTATTTCAGACAGAGATGGCGCTATTGCGTCAAAACTACGCATGTCTTTGGACTAAGGAACAAGTTGATGCTTTCATTGCGTCCGTATCAAGAGACAGCCGCTGACTTTCTTTACGAGCATGACCGCGCCATGATCTTGGCGCCAGTCGGTGCTGGTAAGACGGCCATCACGCTGACCGCCATGTGGGAGATGATCCGCGATGGCCACGTCAAGCGCTGGCTAGTGCTGGCGCCCAAGCGCGTCTGTACCGACGTGTGGCCAGTCGAGCGCCCTAAGTGGGGTGATCGTCTGAGCATGACTCTGTGCGTTGGCACACCTAAGCAGCGCTTAGACGCCCTCAAGACCAACGCCCAAGTGGTTGTGACCAACTACGACAACTTGCAGTGGCTGGCCGAGCAAAAGCTGAACTTTGACGGCGTGGTGTTTGACGAACTCACGCGTCTTAAGAACCCATCCGGCACACGCTTCAAAGCGTTCCTGAAAGTGGTTGACCCCATGACGACGCGCTGGGGCTTGACTGGCTCGTTCACCAGCAACGGCCTTGAAGACGTCTTCGGTCAGTGCAAAATTGTTGACCAGAGCCTGCTTGGCCGTTCCAAGGGCGCGTTCATGCAGCAGTACTTCGTGCTGATCAATAAGGACTTTGGCGAATGGGCGCCGCGTGTTGGCGCGCTTGAGAAGGTTATGAACGTGATCAAGCCCGCCACATTTGTCTTGGAGGCAGGTGAGTATAAGGACAAGTTGCCGCCTTTGCATACTGTCGAGGTCAAGTGCGACATGGATCTGTTGCCTTACAACAAGATGAAGAAAGACTTCGTGCTAGAAGGCGTCACGGCAGTCAACGCGGCTGTGGTGACGGGCAAGTTGCAACAACTGGCGTCAGGCTTTGTGTACGACACGATCACCACGCCATCGCATGTGCCTGGCAAGTTTAACTCTACCCAGCGCCCGATCTGGTACGGCCTGCACAAGTTTGAACGCCTTGAAGAATTATTAGACGAGAACCAACATGCCAACACCATCATTGCTTACACCTACCAAGAAGAACTTGCCGAACTCAGAAGGCGCTTTGGACACTTGCAAACCCTCGACGACGCCGATGCCATCGAGCGATGGAATGCTGGAAAGGTCAGGCTACTGGCCGTCCATCCGAAGTCAGCAGGCCACGGCCTCAACCTCCAACACGGCGGCTGTCACATGGTGTTTCTGTCACTGCCGTGGAGTTTGGAGTTGTACGAGCAGACCATTGGCCGTCTGCACCGCAGCGGGCAGAAACACCCTGTGTGGTGCTATGTAATGCTGACCAATAAAACGGTTGACGAGAAAATCTGGGCGGCGCTTCACGACAAGCGCGCCATATCTGACATTGCTATGGAGGAACTTAAATGAACTGGCCATTCCCACCATTCCCAAACCCCAAGGACAAGGGCACTAAACAGCCCAAGTTTAACCCTGACAACTACGAGGACGCACCGCGATGACTGATTGGACACAAGAGGAAGACGAAGCCTTCAACGACGTCGAGAAGCACAGCAACCTTGGCAAGCAAATCTTGCGTGAGATTGGCCAGCCATACCACTTTGCAAAGCGTGAGTGGGTCGGTCTAACTCATCAAGAAATTATACAGATGGGGCTTGGCAATTACATGCAAGTTGTTCGTGAAACCGAAGCCAAATTGAAAGAGAAAAATGAAAAGACTTGACTTATGGAAGGCCAAACTCAAGACGGCCAAGGCTGAATTGCGTATCAGAGAGCGCAACCTTAACGCCAGCACCCGCGCCTACGCTAACTGCAAAAAAGAAATCTACGAACTGGAGAGAAAAATTGAACGACACCTGGCGCAGCCTGAATAACAAATTAAGCAGTCTGACAGAGGAAGAAGTCCTCAGACTGCTGACCGAAGAACGTGAAGGCGCCAAGCGCGTCTCCATGCTTCAGCGCCTTCATCAGCGCTACAACACCCTGCGCGTTGCGCGGGAGAGACTAGAACTACTCAAAGGAGCAATACAACCATGATCAATTGGACACCACCCCAAGGCACTAAAATAACCTACCCAAGCAAGAGCCTGCACGACCGCACGTTTAACTACCAGCGCGGCTCAGACGTGCAAGCCCTCTGGCGTGAGTACGGTTGGACACCACCGTCCGAACACATGCCCCCACCCCCACCCGAGAAAGTCCGTGCTTTTTAATTACCTCAAGTGCGCGCCCGTTAAGCCTTGTGCCAAGTGCATGAACTGCAAACGGCGCGCGCCAGCCGCCCCTCTTGTTGTCCAAAGCAGCAAATCCAAAGCGTGTATCTACATGCCCATCTCACTTCAAAAATAATGCACAAATTTAAACTCTGCGCCAAGTGCCAGACAGACAAACCGCCCGAAGGCGGTATCAGCATCGGCCACAAATGGCACTGCCAGTCCTGCTGGGTTAAACAATCAATCGGTAGATATACAAGAAATGCCACGCCCAAAACCATCCGAACCCCTTAAAGGCCGCCAGATCAGGCTCACGGATCGTCACATGATGATCTTCCAAGAACTTGGCGGTATTGACTGGCTACGCAAACAACTGGACAAGAACGCCAAGATGCCTGCCAAGTACTACCGTCTCGAACTAGACGCACCCTCAAAGAAAGAAATCAATGACTAAGGATAAAAAATGAGTTACATCGTGGCATCACTGCCGCCCATAAAGTGCTTTGTTAAGCGCGAGTTCTTGTACAACAACCACAAAGGCCATGGCGAACTGGAGCCTGCCATCTGGGTCAGTCTTAAAGCCTTGCGTGGCCAAGTGTTCCGCATCGAGTCGCTGTTGCCCAACTACGGCGCCCTGTACGACAAGCTGCCGATCCACGCCTACGTCTGGCACAAAGACGCTGGCGATCTGCCCATTGACACCTTGCAACTGTGGGACTGCATGGGCTACCGTTTTACGATCATTGAGAAGATCGGCCTGCGTAACCTTGGCGTCAAGTTCTTGGGCAAAGACAAAGAGTGGCACTTCGGGCGCTACTTGTTTACGGTGGACTTCTGCGCCGAGGGCATGGACTTGGACACTGGGTTCACAGAGCAGGCCGAAGAACACAAGTCGTTCAATTGGATTGCGCTAGACAATGGCCAGTTTGCTTGCCAACCCAACAACCGATGTCTGTGGTACGACCAGAGCCTGATACCAAGCGAGACGAAATTTCCTGACTTCCAAGCGGCGCGGCGCCTGTGGACAGTAGACGGCACACGCAAGTGGTCTGCCGGTGACGATTGGTTTTACGACATCAAGGAGAGAGCATGACCAACAGACCAGACTTTTCTACATGGAGTCAGGCTAACTTGGCCAAGTTTGCCGAAGAAGCCTACGCCAAACTGTGCGAGCAGGACGACCGCATACAGCACTTACAGTGCGACCTCAAGACCGCCATTGAGGCGTACCGCGCCGTGACTAAGCAAACGCCCTAGTACCAGCCTTGTCAATGATTAGCGCTTGTTTGCGTGGTGCGGCCTCTGGCGTATTAGGCACGCTCAAATGCGTCCAGCGGTCAAACTCACGAATGACTTGGTCATAGGGTAAACCCGAAGCAATGATTGCTCTGACCACTTGGTCTGGCGTCAGTCCAGGAACCCTGATGTCCACAGCACAACCAACGCGATGCTGGCTGCTATCTTTAGAGCCAACAGCGTCATTGACTTGCTTGTTTCTAAAAGCCGAGTTGACCATGATGGGCTTGCCGCCAAGCGCTTCTTTGACGTTTTCAAGGAACTCAGCCAAGCGCTGAAGGTTTGCCAATTCTTGTTCATTGGGGGTATTGTCCCAGCCGTTACGTTCTGCGGTTTCTGAAGCTGTCAGTTCTTCAAGTGTGAAGTGTGGTGTCATTTTTTAATCCTGTCTGCGATCTTTTCCATGGTGCGGCCACCGAAGTAGAACGACATCACAAGCATGCCCCACTGGCCAAGCAGCTCAACATAAGCGCCGCGCGTCTCGTATTCAAAAATGGAGGCAACAGCAAAGCCAGAATAGGCCGCTAAAAGGAATATAAGCGTCATAGGGCGTATATTTTTGGACAGCCAAGAGTCAGACCCCATGTCGGCTTGCATACGCTGTGTGAGGTTGTTTTGCTCAGTTTTGTACAGTTCAGTTTCGTTGGCCATCTTGGCCAGTTCACCATCCTGCGCCATCTTTTGCAACTCAAGCTGCGCCTTGGCTTTGGCCTCTGGGTCAGGGATTAACTTGTCGATGAGCTTGCCGCCCACGTTCAGGAGCGCGTCTAGTCCGATCATTTCTTGTCATCCTCATTCTGCATTAGTTTGATACCACTCAGAAAGCCAATCATGCCGCCAATCAGAGTGCTAAAGGCGGGGCTAATCATCTTGAATATCTCAGCGT